AGCAAGGATTGATGTTAACGAAACTACTACAAGAGCCTTTTTCATATTTGCCTTTCAAAGTGTGTGTATAAAAGAAAACCTCTACAGTACCAAGTATACTGCAGAGGTTGGTAAATGTCAATGTATTTTGGTTATTTAAAAAATATCAGCATCATTAAGACACTTTGAACGATAAATCCGAAACCAATAGTTGCTACATTTAACATGTCTTTTACAATGACTGCTTTTAAAAATAGCAGCGTCAATGCGCCCCAAGTTAGCAGAACTAAATCTACACTGGGCAGTCTATCTGTTAAACTCATACTAACTGCTATCAAACTAGGGATAGTAGCAGCATGTAACATAATATTGGCTAACCAAGCCATTGTTTCAGAACTAATAATGCCAATTTTTTTGGTTATAACAAATTTAGCATGTTCATATAAACGATTAAATCTTGACATTTCGATCCCTATAAAAAATGTGATTACCAATTACGCCAATTCTTTCTTTGCCCCAATTTGGATTGACATATACAGCATGAAAGTACATGGCATCTTTCATAGAACTTAATCTAAAGTTTTCTAAAAGAACTTTTTTAGCAACTTCATAACTTTCTTTATAAAGTTCAGGGTGCTTAATCCTTGGTCGGCCACCGTTTTCACAGTACCAACTAAATTGACAAACTACTTTTTCCATAAAAATAGTTTTTTGGTAAACTACTTGGCAAATATCGTTAGGAAAATTTGGATGCTTTGATCTATTCAAAGTTACCTGGGCCACTGCCACTTTTCCTTCAAACGACTCACTGCCTGATTCAAAATAAATGTTTCGAGCTAGACATTCTAGTTGACGCTCTCTATCTTTGAGAGCTACAAGTTCTCGATTTTTAGATTCGATTTTTGCTTGAGTAGCTAATTCAACTCTTTGATAATGGGCTATACGATTTTTAGTAATAGCCTGTATTGCTGATCCTACTAAGAATACACCCAGCACGAGCATACCGATTCTTAGATATTTTTCCATAGTTACATCCTCCTATTATATTAATGTGTATCGCTACACACCAGCAATCCAAAAAATATTAAAAATTGCTGTAGTTTGAAAAAATCAAAACGTTAAGTAGTTATCAAAGTACATAGAATCATTATCTACGCATTTTGCTAATGTCTACTGCTTCTTCATCACTGAAGATAGGCACAGCATTACTTTTATGCATAGTGCCAATTCCTTTAACTTTAGTACCTGTGTAAACCTTTTGTTCAGGTTTAGTACAAGGGCCTCCAGTAAAAGGCAAACTAGGTATTTTGGGCTGATCCGAACCTCGATGAGCAACTTTTGGTGCCACATATACTGATGCAGACATAGCACGGTTAGCTCGTTTTTTTTCAGCTTCAATGCCCCATTTTTTCTGTAATTCTTTCCAATCGTCTTCCAATTCTCTTGCCTTACGTGCCTCTTCGGAATTTCGAAATTTACGTTTGCCTTTTCGTTTGCCTGTAGTAGTTAGCCAAGGGCCTTCGAGATGCATAGTCAAAATCACTCTCCAAATCGTTAAAAATGCTATTATACTAGACTTTTTGGTTTTTGTCTAGTCTCTAATAAAATCACGACTGACTTTATATAGCAAACTTTCGTGATCGAGATTTTGAAATTCTTCACCCAATTCATACAAATCATCTGAATAGTCTGGTTGATCGAACCCTAAAATTTCAAACAATTCTCTTTTGGTAAGCTTTTCGCCTCTCATATAGTTGACCCAAACTATAGTCATTGTGTAGCACATAAACAACTGTGCATCATTGACGATACCATGATATTCGCACCATGATTCGGTTTGTTTTAAATAGTAATCAAAATCTTCTAACCTGTGTCTAATTTGGAATAACCAATTTTTGGTATCTTCTCTAGACCACATTTCAAACTCTAAAAGATTCACCGCAACCGCATCGATCCTTTTCTTTGTTATTGATAAAGTCAAATCCTTCGTTAAGACCTTGACGTCGCCAATCCATGGTCATACCATCGATATATGGTAAGTCTTTTGGATTTACAAAGATAGTAACACCGTTGCTTTCGTATGTAATTTGATCTGTGTGTGGCGTGTCTACATATTCTAATTTATAGGCAAGTCCTGAACATCCGGTAGTTCTTACTCCTACCATTATTCCAAGACCGTGCCCTCGATTAGATAACTGCTGCTGTACTTTCTTGGCTGCTATTTCTGTTAATTGAATCATGTTTTGATTTATAATCCGATAAAGCTGCTTTTATTGCATCTTCTGCAAGAATCGAACAGTGTATTTTGACAGGTGGTAATGCGAGCTCTTCGGCAATTTCCGAATTCTTGATGGCATTCGCTTCATCAAGACTTTTACCTTTGAGCCATGTAGTAACAAGCGACGAACTTGCAATCGCTGAGCCGCAGCCATACGTCTTGAATTTGGCATCAGTGATGATATTATCTTCTACTTTAATTTGTAATTGCAGAACATCTCCGCAAGCCGGTGCTCCTACTAATCCTGTTCCTACAGTAGGGTCGTTCTTATCAAGTTTGCCGACATTACGAGGATTCTCATAATGATCTATAACTTGATCAGAATATGACATTAGCGTTTTCTCCTACTTGCTGCCTTAGTTTTTGCTGCTCTTTTGCGTAGTTGCTTTCCCATGACTTCTCCTTAGATTTTTCCTCTACGGCGTAGCACTCTACGTACCGCAGCTTTAGTTTTTGTCTTTGCTCTGTAACCCATAATTTTTCCTCTTTAAATTATTTAGTTTTGGACTCTTTACGTTCGTTCTTAACTGCGGTAACATCATTTCTTGCTTCTTTACAGAATTTAGTCAATTCTTGAAGTCCTTTACGCACACGGGTTCCAGCACTGCCTACGCCCTTGTCGTAGAATTTTTCAAAATCACTTTCCATCGATTCTACTAATTTTACTAATTCTTGATACTTACTCATAATCTTCTCCTTGTGTAATTATGTTATAAATTTGTTTCCAATTTTTGACTACAGGGTATGGACATTCGTGTTTCATATTGTGTCCATGTTCTACTAAAATACTTTTAAGTCCTAGTGCATGTCCAAGATCAGCATTGATAGGTTTATCTTCAATCCAATACAATCCACTGTTCTTGTATTCAGACAGTGCATCATCTTTATCTGCACCAGTATCTAAAAAAACGAATTTTTCAAATGCTGTGGAACCAAATATTTTTTTAATATTCATTTCTCTAAGCTTTTGAGCATTTGTATCATTACTTAGACTAGTTATACAATGAAACTTAAATCCGTGTTCTTCATGTAAACGTTTTACATAATATGTAGCATCTCTTAGACTAGGAAGAAAGCCAATTGCTGCACTTTCATTGAATATTCTAATCAATTTTTTAGCTTCGTATTGATCCAAATCTTCGTACTGGTCGTGTAAGTAATAACTGTGTTTTCCATTTGGTTTGCTAACGTAACCACGTTCGGACATCCAGACATGAAATGCCCATTCCCAATCGAGGATAACTCCATCTGCGTCTGTAAGTATGATTTTTTCCATACTTAAAGTATATGTTAGATTTTTATTAATGTCAACCACCTGCAAATACGTTTGGTGAACCTGCTGCCACTGCGGTGCAACCAGAAAGACCATCCCCTATTCTTCCACATCCTTTATTGTTCACTTTGACTGTACTGCTACCTGCGGCGATTGGAGCAGAGTGTGCTGGGCAAGGACTACCTGGTAATAAATGAACTGTATTCACATCCCCTTGTCTACTTACAGGTTTGTTGTTAACAAAAACGTTACCGGATCCTACTGCCCTGACCATACCAGAGCAGTGCGCAACATCTGCATCACCAATTCTTGTAACTGCTGGCATATTAACTTCCTTTGTAATTATAATTGGCCATAAATTGCCTCATCGCTTCTAACGGATTTAATACTTGTTGTGTTACTGTTAGAGTTGAATTTCCATTGACAGTTAAAACATAAGTTCTTATTTCTGACTGTCGCTGATCTTGAGCTAATTCAAACAAATTTTTATCAGGAGGCATATTACCTCGACTTACTACAGAAATAGGAGTAGTAGTTAAATCACTTTCTCCTGGCTCTGTATATTTAAAAGTGTCTGTAAATGTAAATTCATATTTTCCGCTAATAACTACAGACGAAGCCCCTCCTGTTATATTAATTCCAGGTTCAGAAGGAGATCCTGAAAGAATAGCAGAAACAGAAGAAATAGTTTCAAGCATATCAGGAACAATGTTTATTGTTACTGTAAAAGTTTCACCTATTGTTACAGGAGTTAATGTAGCAGGACTAGCCGAGGCCATGGTTTTTATTTTCCTTGTCTATTAACATTTGTAATCTTTTATGCCATTTTTCTATTTCTTCATGTTGCTCATGTGTATGTGGACCATCTGGTATTTCAGGCACGAACTCTATAATGTGATCGAAATCATCAGGAATAGATTCCCAAGTAGTAAATGTTTTTAATTCTTCATTAATTAAAAAAACAAACTTGTGCATTTAAGTTATGATACTTCCTGCACTTACTGGTTGAATACCTGTAGTTTGGAATACATATTGATTAGCTATTTCTTTGTCAGGTTCTGCAATCACAGTAACTAAACTTTTATTAAAGTTTAATTTACTGTCAGGATTAACAGTCATGACATATGGAGCCATTCCTATGCCTTTTTGGCTCATGGCTAGCATTACTACTTTTTCTAAAGTTATTGTACTCAAATCTTCCGATATATATTTTCCGATAACTTCTTCACCTGCTGACAACTTTAATGTTACTACGTCGCCGTCACTAAATTTTGATTTTTCAAATAACATATTAGCCTTTTAAATATTGTTTAAGTTCTGTAAATCCACCAATTAGTTTATTATCTAAAAAAATCTGTGGAACTGTACGTGCTGTTGGTACTGCTTCTAATAAATCTTCTTTGCTATAGCCATCTCCGATTTTGCGTTCTTCAAACTCAATTCCTTTGTGTGTTAGTAAGGCTTTAGCTTGATCACAAAATGGACAATGATACTTACTCCATACTACTGCTTTCATAATGTTGGCAACTCCTCATAATCAATAGCGTCACTCATTACGCCTATAACATAATTAGTCGACTCATTCTCTTGTAAGGCAGTTTGTTTCTTACTAGTATCGCTGTGTTTGTTAAACCAAGGAATTGGTGTAGTCTTTGGAGCAGCGTGTTGATATTTGATTCCGATTTCCTTCAATGCGCCTACTGCTGTGTAGTCTACAAAATCTTTTAAGATATTAGCATTCAAACCAATAACAGGACCTTTCTTAAAAAGATAGTCGGCCCATGCTTTTTCTTCACGAATAACATCTTCATACATAGTGTATACTTCGATTTCACATTCGATTTTAGCACGAGCGAATCTTTCATCTTCTTTGACCACGTTGTTAATTAGCATGGCTGTCCATTCTTTATGGAGCAATTCATCTTGTAGAATCAAACTGATAATGTTGCCATTACCAATAAAGATTTTATTCTCTACCATGGCTAAACTTGTAGCAAAACTAACCATAAAGCGGAATGCCTCTAAAGCATAACTGGCATTGAGTGCTAACCAGATTGCTTTGACATGTTCGATGTCAGTTACATTAGCTTCGTTTAATTCTTTACGACAGTTTAGTCTATGTAATAAATCATAATACTTGCCTACACTACTGGCCATGTCAATAATTTCTTGTGTGTCATGAATAGTGTTAAACACTTCCTTAGGCACATTATAGATGTTGCGGATAATGTGACTGTAACTACGACTGTGAATATTAGTTTCAAAGAAACTCCAGTTGTACATAAGTGCTTCTAGTTCAGGCAAACTTACACAAGGAGTAAACACTTGTGCCGGGCCACGGCCTTGTAAACTGTCTAAGGCAGTTTGACGTAATAAATTACTAGTAAAGATATGTTTAACCGCATCGCTGGCTTCTTTAAAATCTCCGGCATCTTTAGTTAGACTAATTTCTTCTGGCACCCAAAAGAAACCACGTGCTGTTTGTTCTATTTTTTGTATCTTAGGATACTTGACTTCTTCAAATCTCTGAATAGTAACTGGACCTTCTGGATCCAAGAACATTTTACGACTTAAATAGTCTGTTTTTGTTTGTAAGTTATATTGTTGTTTGCTCATTTATATGATTCCAATTAATTATTTTCCATTGGTTTTCTAAATACTTCTTTTTGTCAGCTTGGTAATCCAGAGCCCAAGAATGCTCCCACCAGTCTATCAATAGTACTATGTCTTTTTTTACTTCGTGATTTGTTATTGTTTTTATTTTACCACTTTTACTAAGATATACCCATCCGCTACCTTGTATACTCATTGCTGTTTTTTCAAACTCTTCTTTAAACTTATCAAAGGATTTATAGTGTTTGTTTATAAATTCTTCTATAGCACCTTCTGGTTTATTTTTGTTGTTCGGTGCTTGATATTGTTGAAAAAGAATGTTGTGTAAAAATACTCCTGCTTCATTGAACACAGGGTCACCTTCGCCTTTGTTATATCTTTCGGCATAGGTCTTAGCTAACTTTTCGTAATGATAGTTAATTGTATTTTCACTTATGCTAGGATTTAGTTCGTCCTTTTTATAAGGCAAAGGTTTAATACTTAATTTTTCATTACGGCCTTCTGCAATAAATCCTTTTATAAATTCATAACTCATCACAGCTTACAAGCCTCACAGTCTGCATCATCTAACAAGCTTAAATCCATTTCATGGAACCCGTTCATCTTTGGTTCGCCTAGATCTTCTTGACTCTTAGATCCTGTTTTATTAATCAAGCTATAATAGAAGGTCTTAATCCCCCAATAATGCGCTTGCATTAAATTTTTTGCAATTAATGTTGTAGGCACTTTGCGATCCTGATAATGTGCAGGATTATAAAAAGTATTTGTACTAATACTTTGATCAACATAGGCGGCTAACACTGCGGCAGTTTTAATATATCCTGCACAATCTCTTTGATCCCACATTAATTGATATTTGTTTTTCAATCTGTGATACTCAGGAACCACTTGTGTAAACGAACCTGCTTTACTTTCCTTAACACTGATTAAGCTCATGGGCATCTCAATACCGTTCGTGCTGTTTATAACAACACTGCTACTTTCAACCGGAGCAATGGCCATTAGTGTAGCATTACGAACACCATGCTGTTTCATTTCAGCACGTAGAGGTTCCCAATCAAGTTCAGGAGCAAAGTTAGTTAATTCGTTTACACCTTCTGCTCGTAGTTCCCAAGGAAAAATACCTTGTCCATATCTAGTCTTATCGCTGTCTTTACACTTGCCTCTTTCTTTGGCTAGTTCTACTGTAGCTTCAGTTAGGTAGTAAGCTTGATGCTCGATCCAGGTTTTAACCTCTCCCAATGCATCGGTTTCTCCGTATTTAAGACCTCGTTTAGCATGCCAATAAGCAAGATTAGTAACACCAATACCCAAAGGTTGAATTTCGTCATTGCTCAGTTTACTCTGAATTGATAAGAAATCTTGATAGTCCAGTATGTTACATAGACTACGTTGTAAGATGCGACAAGCACGTCGCATATCTTCCGGGTTACGAAAGGCACCCCAGTTGATTGAACCCAGGGTGCATAGGGCAATACGTCCTTCTTCGTCATCTAATCTTTTAAATGCCTTAGTGGGCAACAATATTTCACAACATAGGTTACTTTGATATATCGTATGATACTCAGGATCAAATGGTCCTTGATTCATCACATTATCTATAAACACAAGATAGATACGACCCGTGTCTGTGCGTTCTTTTAAAATTCCAGATTTAAAAACTTCTTCTGCTGATATAACTTTCTTGCGCAGACCAGATACTTTCTCGTACTTGATGTATAAATCTTCAAACCGTTTCGTGTTTGTGTAGAAAGCTTCATAAAGGTCTGGTACTTCGTTGGGATCAAAGAAAGTAATGGATTCTTTATTTTTAAATCTGCGCCAGAAGAAAGCAGACAATACCACTCCGTAGTCCATGTGTCTGACTCGGGTCTCGTCTGTGCCTTGATTATTCTTAAGCACGATAAGATCATCAAACTGATGATGCCAAATTGGATAAAAAACAGTAGCACTAGCATTACGTATTCCACCTTGACTGCAACTCCTTAAATCTGCGAACCATTTTTTTAAAAAAGGCAGCATGCCAGTGTGCATGATTTCGCCACCGCGAATCGGAGAGCCTAATGGACGTAGTCGACCAATTTCTAATCCAATTCCTGCACGTTTACTAGCATACTTAGCCATCATTTCTCCAGAAGCGAAGATACTATCAAGGTCATCATCGCTGCGTATAAGGACGCAGCTACTAAATTGCTTGGTTGGTGTTCCCAGACCAGCAAGAACGGGAGTAGCGAGAGTAAAAAGACCGTCACTGGCCGCTGTATAATATTCTTTAATATATCGCATACGTGCTTGATTGGGTTCTTCTTTATGAAAGACTGTAGCTGCTGCCACCATATATCTAACTTGAGGAGTTTCATATATTTCCTTGGTGCTACGATTCTTGACTAGATATTTTTCAATCAGTTGTTCAATAGCAGCATACGAATATTGTTCATCTTTTGAATGATCTATCATATCATTCATTTTGTTCCAATCTTCTTCTGTATACCAGGACAACAATTCTTCTGTGTACAATCCTGTAGCAACATTTTTCTTTACGATTTCGTAAAGGTGAGGAGGCTCGTATCCACCATATACATCTTTGCGTAGCATACTGAGTCTCTGTTTGCCTGCTACATATTGATAATTGGTATGTCCTAAATCTGGATTGCTTTCTATATCAATCAAATCAACTATGGCTCTTAGTGTAATTTCGTCAATTTCTTTAGTAGTAATACCATCATAGAAATGTGGTTGACTTTTAATTTCGATCATACTTTGACTAACATCGGCAATTCCACTGCATACTTTGGCGATCTGTGTCTGCCACTTTTCTATTGTTAAAGATTCTTTTTTTCCATTTCTTTTTATAACAGTGATGTTCGACATTGATTTATTCTTTTTAATAATTGTGAAGCTATTTAGTGATAAGAGCTACCACTAAGGTATTTGTTTTGATATCAGTAGTTTTGAAGGCTACTCATTGTTTATCTTTTACAGATAGTTAATAATATACTACTTTTTTTTGGATGTCAAGCTATACGAGCTTAACTAAGTGCTTGATATGTGTAGATAAATGTAGTTTGGTTACTGACATTTACATTAACATATTTGATAATAACATCATTACCGGATTTAGTTGCACTAAAACTTATGTTATAAAAATCTCCAGATCCGGTATAATCAAAATCGTCCGATAGTTGTACACCGCCACTTGAGTAGTTTACCGCAACTGTAATTTTACCTCGTCTTGTTTCTACTGGGCTTGTGCATTTTGTTACATAATTTATTTCATATCCCATAGTTTGAGATATTGGTAATCTAAAGGCAAAAGTTTCGGTAAAATTAGTTTCTAAAATAATTGATCTTGGTTGACTATTTGAGTACAATGCGATTCCAGAAACCTCAGGCAAGTATGTATCTACTTGATTTCCGGTTAATGCGTATTGTCTATCAAAATTTTCTTGAAGACTAGAATTGCCTTGTGCTATAAATGCTATATTACTAGTTTGATTATTACTGTTTCCGCCTCTGTCATTGCCTACATTGATAAAAGTATTGCCTCTTGATCTATTACCGTATCCAGTTTCAATATAAATTCCGTGTTCGTCGATATCTTCGAACGCACAATCTAAAATATGATTAAATCTTGGACCATACTGTTCGCCTACTAAAGGACTGCCTCCAGTGTTATCTCCAAAACTAAACCCTACACCGCATTCTGAAATATTACAATTATTGAAAACATTATTTTTAATATCTGTTTTACTGAATACTGCTCGTTTAAATCCTTCAATGTCGATACGATTAAATTCGTTTCTTTGACAAGTTACTATGGAACTTAATGCATATAATCCTATAGCGATACTGTTATCAGTACCTGACAACGTACTATCATCGAATGTTCCTTTTATTTCTAAATCTTCAAATACACTGTCTCTAACTGCATTTAATTGTAG